TGGTTTGACTAGAGGGATTAAGCCAGGAGAACTAAGAGAGGGCTGGCCAGTAATGACAGTCCCATATCTCTGCAGAATGGATGAATTCGGCATTGACTACCTCTCTGGATACCCAGAGTCTGCGCACTATATCAACACGAACCTAATGGTTGTCCACGGCGACAAGGTCGTCTCAAACAACTCCACCACGAAGAAGTATTTGGATAATGAGCGTATATCAGTCATCTACGGACATATCCACAGGAACGAGTACGCCTACAGAACTAGAAGAACAGACAAGGGCCCTAGAACAATTATGGCCGCAAGTCCTGGATGTCTCTGTAGGATTGACGGAGCAGTACCTTCTGTAAAGTCTGGCTCAGATGAATTTGGCCGACCATTGCTTCAGGGTGCTGAGAACTGGCAGCAGGGACTCGGCGTAGTTACCTACCAGCCAGTTGGCGTTGGCGGAGAAGAGTTCTTCTACGAGCCAATGTGGATTTACAACGGTCACGGAATATTCAGGGGAGAAGAATACAAAGCATGAGTGAAGAATGGAATGAAGCAATCATCCAAGACCTAGATTTCCTACGACAAGTAGGTTTAATTGAGGTTGTAGGCATAAACCCAGAGGGTGAATGGCTATATGGATTAAGCAAGAAAACAATTGAATTCATCGATGAGTCAAAGGGCGAGTTCGACCCTTACGAAGCTATGTCTGTACTTCTAGAAGAAGCACACAGAATAGAAGAAGCACGACACTTGCAAGAAGGCTCCGACTAGCAATGACAACGATTATCGGGATTCAGGGTGATGGCTTTTGTGTGGTCACGGCTGATTCGCGTATATCAACGCTTGATAGCGATGAGGGCCCGATATCACAGATAGTTAGTCTCAGGGAATCTAACGGCAAGATAGGCGTCAATGGAAGGTACGTGCTCGGCGCGGCCGGAGATTTAAGAGCAATCAATATCCTGCATCATGCATTCACGCCTCCTAACCCAACCCCAACACTAAGAGGAAAGAAGCTGGACCACTTTGTTACAGCTAAATTTATCCCAAGTTTAAGGGAATGCTTTGAATCACATGGGTACGCACTACCTGACAACGGCTCAAAGACGCATATAGCCGAGCACTCATCTACGGTCATTATGGCTATCAATGGGGCGATATATGTAATTGATGGGGACTACTCATGGATTTCCGACTCAAGTGGGATATTCGCCATAGGAACTGGTGCTCAGTACGCGCTGGGAGCATTGTATGCAGCACAGCCGAAAGGCAAACTCACGCTGGCAGTAGCAAGAAAAATGGCAATTAAAGCAATCTCGGTTGCGGCTAAGTTCGACCCATACACAGGAGCGCCGTACCATACGCTGGTGCAGGGACAAGAAAAAACAAAATAACCAATAGATAACTTTACAGTAAAACAAAATTGGTACTATTGAATCATGAATCCGCTCTGGCTGCTCCCAATATTTGGCGTTATGATTATTGCTATAATCGCTTTCCTGAGCCTAATCTTTCAGATAGGCGAGTATGAAGCGTCTGAATACCTGTCAGACCCAAGACAAGAAGACTGATAATAGCCAAAGGCCGAAAACATCGCGCCGCTATTTTAAAGCATCCACGTTGCTGATTACCGGATAGTCCTATACCCCTACATAGGGATACTAAAGGAGAGAGAAGAACTTACTTCGTCTTCCTTGCATTTTCTACATCACTCCAGGTAAGCCTCTTATTGGTGTGGAACATGTTGTTGGCAGTCATCTGTACTAGTGAGTACTTAGGGCTCTGTTCAATGGTTGTCTCAATATCGTCATGGGTTATTTGCTGAGACTCCATAAGGAAATTAAGCGCTTCCTGCTCGTACATCATGACTGTTTTCTTATCTTGTGCGTACAAATTATCCATAAAAGAAAGCATAACACACCTACCAAATACCTAAATCCACTTGACACTGAGTTTCAGTATTCATCTAGTAGTAATTAGATAAGGAGAGTAAGAATGCTCTCTTTTTAGGAGACTTTAACAAGTGACTAGTAATAAAATTACCCAAAAAGAATTGGATAAAAAAGATTCAGTACCTGCTGTGTCTTTGTATATAGAAAAAAAAGATTGGTTTAAACTAGCAGGATGCAAAGGAAAAACAGAACTTATGTTTCCCAAACAACATAAGGACATTACCTACATTGCACAGGCTAGAGCCATCTGTAAAGCATGCCCAGTTCGAAATCACTGTTTAGAGTACGCACTGGAGTTTCCACCTGCCGATATGCATGGTGTCTGGGCAGGGTTGACGAGTCGACAGCTAGCAGCAGAACAAAGAAGAAGAAAGATAAAACCGACAAGACCGACGCTTGCACAGATGTGGGGAGGGTAAGAGCCGGCAAAAGAAAGAGAGAAAAAAGGGCAAAAAGTTTGCGCGCGCGTCTTTTTTTCGATTTTTTATTTCTTTTGTATGTACCACTTACATAATTCGGAGATTACAAGTCTCACAAAAATTCATCTCATTTAATTGGGTAATTATTTGTTGGCAATCTTTTTTGCCGCACGGCTTTAATAATTGTTCCCCGCGCAAATACGCAAGCACTTCTTCCTGCACTGTCGGCAGCGCAAACTGCGCATTACCGGGCGAGGGGATTCCTTTTTGATTACGAATGAAATCCCAAACTGCATAAAGAATAAACTGATTTACAGATATTCCTTCTTTATTTGCAGCTTCTACTATTCGATTCTTTTCATCACCCTTTAGACGGAGAGTTATTCCTGTCCATCTATTTGTGTATTTTGTTTTACTGGCCTTACGCCCCATCGCGCTCAACCAACGCCTGGATGTAGGCGGTGAGCGTCAAGTCAACAGCAGATGATTGGTCTATTAGTTTTTGTTTGAACTCTTTCGTTACCCTGAGGGTAAGCGTCACTACTGGCTTATCTGGGATGACAACTGGCCGGCCTGGGTTTCGTTTCATACCCAGGAATTTAGTTCAGTACTAAGTTCCTCATTGCAACTACCACAAGAGTGATTATCAGAATTTTATTGAGAAATGAAATACGGGAATAAGAAATATTCCAAATAAATATTGACGAAATGATAACAAACAATAATTGCCAAATAGAAAAACCAAACATTTATTCCTCAATCCGAAGAGGGACTTTATATTTCTCCCCTTCTATTTCTATAATTACTTTTTCATATACCCGGATGAAGTGTTCCCTATCTCCGTTGGTATGCATCCCTGCGGCAGCTGCACCCAGCTTGCGCACAGTCTGTATGAGAGGCTCCTGTAGCTCCTGCTGGTTCATCACACCTGCGTTAGCGTCTTCCATTATCCGTTGGAATTTACCCCAAGCAATAATGGGTTCATCTGATTCCCCAATTTTTGTACGCCTATTAATTGTGGAACGTCTTATCTCTCCGGCCTTAGGCATAAAGGTAGAAGTAGTAGCAAGGATGAGGAAGGCTTCCTTGCAGTCTGCGTAGCTCAGGTCATGGAGTAAGTCGTACCAGGACTTATAGATGAGCTGTACGCGGCTCTTGTCATCCATTGGAAGCTCTTGGTTATACGTGGCGAAGACCTGGTCTACAAGGTTAGCTAATTCAGCTTTATCCATTATTAATCCATTCATCGCGCGCGTTTGTATCTGTCGACTTGTCGTAGCGCTCTAAGAACATCTCGACATGCTCAGCGTCTCTGAAGATTAAGTCTATCCCGTTGTATGTCTTGCCGGCTTTGTTCTGTCCCATATGGAAGGCTGACGCCGCGCAACCCAGGATTGCGTGCCTGCATGCCTCCAGGCCGTAGGTGTAGATGGCCCAGCCTATTGCGTTCTCTCTGTTGACGTCCATGCTCACTCGAGACTTGTTGAACGTAAGTTTCCAAAAGTCGAATACTTCTTGCTTTTGAGCTTTTGGTATTTCTTTAGCTGCAGCATTCTTTGACTTGTTGTGTTCTGATGGACCGCGCTTCCCCATACCCCAATGCTATCGGTCTCTTCCGCCACCGTCAATAGTGAAAACAAAAAAGTAAGTACCAAAAATGGGAAAAACGGTTTTTGTTTTTTCAGCCTTACGAAAAGATTAATTTCGTAAACTAGTACAAGACTAACTACGTAAATAAAGAAACGTAGTAAGTACTATTAAGAAGCCCCCTTTGGAAAGGGGGTCTGGGGGAAAACCTTTGATTTTGTACCAACTTATCGCGGGCGTCGTCCATCAGACTTTCCGTTTTTGGAAAGTGTTTTTGGGCGTGTAGATTTCAGCGATTGTGACGTCACATTGATACCTAGACCTATTGGGCTAGATGAGTTGACAAGCTAGCAGGGTCATCCACCACCGTCAAGCTATTGGACGGGTTTTTTGGAAAACTTTTATTTTTTCCGGAAGCTCGAGCCGGCAGCAATTAACAAACAAATATTGACACTTCTGAATAAAAGAAAGTGGTATGGTAGCGGGGCTCCGTTCGGTATAAGTTCCCCAACCGCCGAAGGAGTCGGCCCGGGGTTGAGTCTCCGTTGTGGTAGGTGGTGTTGATTCCCCCGGGCCATCTTTTACTTGAACTTGCCGGCCTCGCTTGAGCCCCAGCCCCAGCGGCTGATGTGCATCTGCTGGTAGAACGCGTCGCGCTTAGCCTTGGTGTAGCCAAACTTGGGGCCGGCATCATATGCCCACTTTTTTCTGTTTTCTTTCAATTTTGCCATCTCAGGCCAGAGCTCGTTTTGGATGTCGTATTTATTTTCTTTTTTTGCATCCATTGCCGGCCGCAGCGTCACGTCACGTGTCATGTCTACAAACTTAGAGTTGATGCGCGCAAGCTCCTGTCGATTAGCGCGCTCGTGATTATTTATGTTTTTCTGGTACCGCCGCCAGATTCTCTTCTTCTCCAGAAACCTGGAGTCGAGGGCCCAGATGGCCAGGAACAAAATGTGTAAAAAAAGAAGTTTAAAACTCACTGTCTTCCTCCTCAGGGAGCTGAATGCAATTGTAAGCAATTCCTAAATTTTCGAATATTTTGTTAGCTGCAGCACCGGATGCGCCAATCTTGGTGACCAGCTCGCCCAGGTAATCAGGTTTCTTGTTCTCTACAGAATTCTCCATTTTGTAGAGCATCTGGTCCTCCTGGTCCAGAATCGAATTTCTTTCGAATTCTGCGCGCTGCTCGAGGGCGTCTTCTTCTTCAGGGTTATCGATTTGCATAATACTCCTCCATGGCTGACGTGTCGCCATTGTAGTACTCATGCATAGCTTTGTTTGCACTCTTCTCGTTTCGAGCTTTTTCTTGCTTATCTCGTTTTTTGTTAGCGCGGCGCGCACCAGCTTTGTAGATGATTGTGCCTAACACAATGCCCATGTCTATCTCCTTCATCCACCACCGTCATGTAAACGGAGGTTTGTCTAGTAGTTATTTTTTCTTGCTTAGTAATCGATTAGTGGTAATCCGAACCAGTCGCGCTCGAGCATCATGCCGATTGCCGAGTAGCCGACGATATCAGTATACGTGTCTGTTATCGATTCGTTCTCTGGATTGTTTTTTGTTTTTTGTAGGTTTTGCAAACGAGCTAGCTTGTCGTGCGTGCGGACCAGTAGTCCATAGCGCCCGAACCTTGAGATGTTCTCATGACCGTAGTCCTTTTGCTTTTTGATTAATGTCTCAAGGATTGAGTCACGTACCATCCAGCTATCAAACTCAGCTGACGCGGAGGTCATTGATTTTTTTAGATTTTCTGGGTGCGCGCGGCCGGCTGCCAGGTCTTCAGATATTGCTAAAAAATTGCCATTTTTGATTCCCGCAGCCGCA